TAAAACTAAATCTGTATTTAAAGCTGTAGTTCCTACATTATCAGTATAAGTTAATACTGCTGAAACGATACTTGTTGAAGCATTTGCTGTTTGTGCAGTTGATTCATAACTGCCTGATGCACCAGTAACGTAATTTGCAGAGTATGTTTTAGTTTGTGTGTATCCTGCATTAGCATCTCCCCATACAGCACTATTAAATGTATATTTTAAATACCTTGCAGTAAATTGTGTGAAGTTTTCTAATTTTTGAATTACACTATCTTGGTTTGAAGAAAGTACTGCCCAATCAGCAGTACCACTACTTGTAAAATTAGATAAAGTAGGTTGTGAACCAACATAATCGACCATAGTTTGAGTAGTGCCTACTAAATTAACAGGAGTGTAGGTAAGATCATCTGTACTATATGATATTGTAATACTTGTTGCATCTCCATTAGCTCTTTTCTTTCCTAAATCTATTACTGAAATAACTTTACTACTACCCCAATCAAATGTTTGGAAACCACTTGTTGAAGACGCTGTTGTATAAGCTGTTTGTGTAGATGAATCCGCATCTTGTGAATTAGTTACTGCACTACTGTCTTGAACTATATTACCACCACCTATTGCTGTAGCTGTATTAGTATTTGTTATTACACCACTTTCTATAGCAGTTGACATAAATTCACCTGCTGAATCTCTAGCTACAGTAACTAAATTAGCTATAGCTGTTGAATCTTGGTAAACGTCTACGTTAGTGTTTGTTAAATTATATCTTGTAGCATTACTAAATGTTGCTTGATGTAAAGCTAAAGTCGCAACGTCATTTTGAAGACCTTGATTTGCGGGTATATTAATAAGACTTGCTCCAGAAATTGCTGGTAGTGCACCTGTTAAAGCTGCTGATTGTAATGATGTTAAATTTTGTGCTCCTGCTGCTGGTAGTACTGAAGGGAATCTTAAATCTGGTACAGTTCCACTTGTTAAATTAGTTGCGTTTAAATTACTTAAATCTGTTGCTGCGGTTCCATATTCTAAACCTGTTGCGCCTGCATTAACTGCAAGTACTTGAGTAGCTGTTCCAATAGTTGCAGGTAAAGTTCCTAAACCATTTATTACAGTTGTGTCTCCCGCTTCTCCTACTGTAAGAGTAGTCCCTGATTGAGGTACAACTTTATCTACTTCTAGTTTGCTCATTATACAATTACCAACGTTCCAGTTACTACTACCGTTACAACAAAAGTTACAGGTCCCGCGAGAACTGCACTTTCAATTGTTAAATAATTATCTATAACTGCGGCGTGAGTATATATCTCTTGAGTACCTGGACTGTTTCCTACATAAATTCCACTTGGATATGCGTCACTCATTTAAACTCCTATATACTGATTTGTTGAACTACACTTACCCAAGCATCAACACTTGTTGCTGCTGAACTTTGGGCTTTTAAAACATTAGTACTTTCTAATACGAATTTAGCACCACCTTGTACAATTTCTACTGAACTTGCTGGCGGTATACTTAAATCTTTTACAATATATCTTACAGATCCATCATCAATCCAAACCGAAACGGTGATCGCTGTTGTTAATATGTTTGCTAATCTTAATCCAATAACTGCATCATAAGCTGCTGCTGTGTATAGTGTTGTAGCAGTATTTGTTATTTGACTTCCTGTTGATCTAAATTCTTGTGCCATAATTATTTTTTCCTTTTGTTATACTATAAAGCAATAGCCATTGCTACTGCAAAACCTGTTCCTGCTGCGCCGACGGGACTTCCGGCAGCATCTAAATAAATTGCTTTACTCGCGGGCAAAGTACAAAATACATTTAAAGTACTTGTACCACTTGTATTAAAATTAACTAAAGCGTCACTATTAGAACTAGTAAGAACTGTAGTTCTTTCAAGAGTAGTTGCAGCACTTAAAGTACCAATACCTACTTCCCAATCGTTAGTTCCTTGTTCAGAGATAGTGTAATAAGTTGTGTTAGGAGAAATAATTCCCGCTTGAAAACTTTCGAAACCATTTACTGCACCCGCTAACGTAATATCACCTGTTCCAGCAGAAGTGCTTGTTTCTTTTACTCTATCATTTAATATTAAAGCCATAATTTTATTCCTTACGCATTAGCCATACTTATAATAGCATCAGCTGGTACAGCAGGATTAGGAAACACAACTGTAAAAGTTCCATTAGTTGCTGTTTTATCCCCACCAAAATCTAGTACTACTACTAATTTATTTGTAGGTGTTGTACTTGAATTATATATCGCTGCGTATGCTGCGGTGAAAGTTGCAGTTGTCCAACTTGGATCAGTTGTCCAATCAACAGAAGCTACTGCTGTTGAATAATCTACTACGTTACCTACTAATGTTTTAGCCGAATAACCTATAAAAGGTGCAGTTGTATCTACTTCATTATTAACAGTTCCTAATAAAGCAACAGTACTCGCTGTAGTATAATTACCAGCAGCTACTGTGCCTGTGTATAAGGACATTATAAAAGTGTCTCCGCCATTTGCGAAGTTGTGTCCTCCTGAAAAAAGTTCTCCTTTAAATGAGAAGGGTATTATATTTGCCATAGTTATTTTCTCCTTAATTATTTATTACTTGATGGATTTCTTGAGTCTAGTACAGTACGAATAACTCCATCTTGGTATTCGTCCCTACGTCTTCTTCCTTGTTGTTCGATCGCATATGACATCAAAGATTTTTCATAAGCTTGATTGTAGTATTGTATCATATCCTGTGGTCCTTTCAAGTACGCATATGCATTTACTAGACATGCGTATAAAAGAACATCTTGATATTTATTAGATAAATAAGTTCCTACCGTGCTAAATGAAGCAGATGAAGATGGTAAAGTAGTACTTGTAATACTTCCTGGTTCCTTATTATAGCCCAGTGTTATAGCATATTCTTTATCTGGTGTAGGGGCCACTACCCAAAATTCTTCATCCCAGTTAGCAAAATACTTTGGAATATCCACAGAAGTAGTTCCTGGAGTAGCATAATATTCAAACATAAAAGAAGTATCTCTTTGCTCTAAATATAATTGATTTCCTGCTGAATCTGTTAATTGAACAGATCTTATAAATCTTAAATCTAGAGGAATAGTTACGAATTTATTTCCTATAATTAATGAAGATGTAGCATAAAATCTATCCGAATCTGTATCTACTTCTCTATAAATTTTGTTTTCTGCATTAATAATAATAGGTTTTAAAACTGCATCTGTAAAAACTAAAGGAGTAACAGCAGCATTATTATCTACTTCTGTGTATCCTCTAATATCTGTTCTTAAATCTGCTAAAGTATATGCCATATTATCCGTTTATCACTTTTAAAGTTACAGGGCCTGCTGAAGCGTTGCTTCCACCCCCTGATATATTTCCTGTTCTACCACTACTTGTGCTAGTTATAAAGAAATAATTTTCAGGTGTTGTTAAAATGTCTGTTGGTGTTGAATTGGGTTGAGTTATAATAGTACCATTAGATTGTATTTGACCTACTGTAATTGTAAATCCATTTACATTATTTAAATCAGTTATATTATCAAAAGAAGATACATCTGCAAAAGATTGTAAGTTAGGTGCGTCTGGTCCACCTGATCCTACTCCTGTGACTTCAGGTATTCCTCTGAATCTCACAATATCTCCAGTTTTTCTTTGATGATCTAATGAATAAATATTTACATAAGTTGTTGCTCCCGAAATAACTGAAGTGAAAGGATTTGGTTCTAGTAAAATTGAACTAGCAACGCCGGCCGGTTGTGGTCTTGGATTCCATAAAGCTTGAGGATCCGATCCAACAGGTCTTGGAGAAAGTTGAGGTTGTTTTGGTTCATACTCTGAAACATGAACTAAAGAACCATTCCATTCTCTCACCATTTCAGTATAAGGAAAAGCCAAACCAGATCTATCTGATATTGCTAAAGCATTTTTTCCACTTGCAAATACAGCCATTATACACCATCTCCATAAAATGTTTGTGGAGAAATGAAACTAGATGTACCTTGATTATCTGCGTCGAGTGCTCTTAACATTTCACTTTCATATCTTCTCTCTAATTCTCCAGATCTTTCTGGTGAAACTTTTTGACTTAAATAATATGCAAGTCCTGACATCATACATGGATAAAATCTATTAACTACATCTGAAGTATAATTATATGAACCTGCATCTTGAATTTTTGCTAAATAATAAAAACAAAATTGAAAATTAGAAGGTGTACTTGTACTTGAAATACTTGAACTTGGTGTTGTGTATAAAAAAATACTTGGATTTATTTTTCTATCTACATAATATTGTGAAGGTGTACCTTTTACTAATTTATTAGCTGTAGCACTATAAGTTGATCTATCAATTTTAGTTAAAGCAATGTCTGAAGGAGCTGCTGTATTTGAATTGTTTCTGTAGAAAGCTTCTAATACATCACTAATATCACCAGGAAAATTTATAGTGTCTCCTGCAAAATTATATTCTGCTTGTCCTTCAACTAAAGGTACTTTGGCAAGTTTTACTTTCCATAGATGAACACCTCTATTGGCCCATTCTTGAAATAATATATTAAGAGATCTTCTAGCTGATCTTAATTGATAACCGGTTCTAGTACCAAGAACACCCGTTCTTTCATAGGCTTCTTCTATAATATCATCAACTTGTGGATTGAATGAAGTTGTTTCTGAAGTAGGTGCAACTGTTTGACAAGTATTACCCATTCCCACTGTTAAAGGATTTCCGGATAAAGAATTGTAATAAAATAATATTGGAGCGCCGACTGTTCTTACAGGAGCAACTATAATAGTTGTTTTTGCTCCTGCTGATCCTGCTGTTCCTGTAACAGTTACACCATCTGTATAAGGTGCAATTGTACCAGGTAAATTACCATCTTTAGTAGAGGAAAATCCTAAAGTAAAATTAGCATTAGTTGAATCAGATTGATCAAAAATAAAAGTGTTACCTTCCTGAAAAAAAAGAACAGGTGAGACTTCACTATTCATGAAAAATTTATTAGTAGCCGCACCAAAAGCATTTTGGCCAGTGGCAACGGTGACTGTATAAGTTATAGTCGCCATTTATAAACCTTATCCGCCAGTAATAGTTAAAGTAACGCTTCCGCCAGCTCCAGCTAATCTGTAAACAATTCCATTAGTAAATAAAATACCTGAACCAGGAATATAGACTTCTAATCCTTCTGTTCCATATTTATAAACAGCTACTGCTGTTCCCGGCGTTGATGCATCTGCTGAATCATATAGAGTTAAAGTAGAAGCCGCTATTCCATATCCTTGAATAGAAGTAACTCTAGCTCTATCTACTCTGGATAAAGTATCCGCACCTATCACCGCTAAGTTTAATGTTGTTTGATCACTTGAAAATGATGAACCCATATTTTTCTCCTGTTAAATTATGTGGTCCCGAAGGACCACATAAAAATTAATATTAAATTGCTGTTGGAATAGTATCAGCCGGACCTTGAACTCCGTCTAAACCATTATCAGCTGGGACCCATGTAAATGCTAATACAGCAGTTCCTGTTCCAGCCGTTACTCCTGGTTCAGCTGTTACTGCTACATCGCTAGGCATTCCTGCTCCATTGTAAGCAATCATAAAAGCGCCTATAGAAGTAGTTGGTGTTACAGAGTACGCGTTGGCATTGATTTCATCAAAAAAACCATCTCCGTCTACTGAATCTCCAATATCTATAGTTGATGCTCCACCATTTAAACTAATGTTTTGGCAGGATAACATTATTGCTCCCTTTGGTAAGACAAAATCTTGACCTGTAGTTGGGGATGTTCCAATTTTCATTGTTTGATCTACAGCTACATTAGTGCAAGCAACAGTTGTTACTGTTAAAGGCATTGGGTTTACTGTAGAACTTTTATCCACACCACCATAAGTTCTTATAACTCCTTGGAATGTAGTTCTTCTACTTGATTTACTTGTTGACATATTTATTCTCCTAGTTTTTTTTTGAGAACTGTCTCTAGGTTAGTCGACTATACGCGTCAGAACTCAAAAATTTAATTAATGTATAGTGTCTTATTTATATATGATTTTTAAATGGAGTGCAAGAGATCCTTATAAGAAAGTGCGATTTCAGCGATGTAGCCTTGTGACTTAAGTAGCTACAGAAACTTGTGGAGCAGCATCATCTACTTGATTCTGCCTTGTAGCAACAGCTGCTTCTTCCAGCTTTATGTCAGTAATGACTCTTTTAACTTTGTCATCTATTCTAACCATTTCAAGAGTATATCTGTTATTATCCAGATGCTCCTGCTGCCAC